ACGCCTGCTTCATCAGTGGGAAGCGCGCCTGCATGGACGGGTCGGGGGAGTTGCGATAGGTGTACGCAATCATTCCATCGCGGAAGTAGCCCTGATACTCGTCGGGGATCGGGTTGAGCTTCTGTTGCAGGTTGGCGAAGGTGGGCGGCGTTACCTGCGCCACTAGGTTGATCTGGTAGACAACGCCCTGCTGCGGTGGCAGCGGTCCCACGCGGAAGCCCTGGCCGTTGGGGTTCGCGACGGTCCACACACAGGTTCCATCTATCACCGTCGTTACAGCGGTCGGCGTCCACGCATTCGCGGCCGCAAGCGGCCCAGTGCCAGTGGCGGCTGTCGTGCCATAGGTCGTCAGGATCAGGAAGTTGCCGTTCGCGTCGATGATGTTGGTGGGTGGGTTGTTCGGCGTCTGCGGCGCTCCCAGCGGGTTGGTATACACCTTGCCGTATCCGGGCCAGGTCTTGCCGTAGAGGCTCGCGTTGTACTTCCAGCAAACCTTCTCCGGTGGCGAGCTGGCCCACGCGTCGATGGGGAAGTCGCGCACGCACTCCGGGTAGCAGATCGGCTTGGGCAGCGCCGTGTTGTTGATGTCCACGGCGGTGCAGTTCTCCAGCCACCCAATGTTGGTCAGGTTGGCGAACCAGTAATCGTTCTGCCAACTGATGGTGTAGAACGGTGCGACGTTGAGGCTGTTCCACTTCCAGTTGAACGGCTTTGCCAGCAGGTCCTTCATCACGTCGGTCGCGTTCGCAATCGCCGCCAGCGTGGAGTATCCGCCAGCAGGCAACACAGGGCTGAGTTCGCCCTGCGTTGAGATGTAATCGATGATCGACTGAAGAGTGACGCTGCTGAAGGCCATCGTACCTTTTCCCTACTTCTGTTCGTTGGCGGGCTGTTTGCTGGCCTGATCGCCTTTAGGATAACCCGAGCCGTCATCGACGTTGGTTTGATCGCGAAGCGCGTTTGCAGCTCCGCCCTGTTGGGCAATTGCCAGGGTGATCGCGCTGGTCTTCGGACGGTTCGGATCTCGGAGATGCTCGTTCGGCTCGTGGAAGGTTATGCGATTGGTGCCGAAGTCGTACTCCACTTCCTCTGCTGCTGCTGTCTCCGTCCCAGTGAGGGCGCCCTTCACGGCGCCGGTCAAAGCGTCTTTCGGGGTTGCATCGGTTACGCCTGCATCGGCATTACCGATACTTCTCAGCCTTGCGAGGGCTGCTTCCAGATTGGAAATCAGGCTGTTGGTCGTATTTTTCTGGTCGCTCATCACTTTTCTCCTTGTTGGATTTTAGAACTATGCCGCTTCGGAGCTGCGCAGAAATCCACAAATTGCCGTCACGCTCGGATCGGTGAAGTCCTGTTCTGGTGTGTTCGGGTTCGGGGGGTGCGCCAGGAAGGGGATGGTTATCTTGCCCATCACCTCCTGCAAGCCACTGCAGTACTCCTCATTCTTTGGCTCGACGGGAGGAAGGAAGGGTAACAGCTTCCGCGCAGCGATCGAGATCTCCGTCTGCCAGTTGTAGTTGTCGTCGAGCAACATAAAGCCGAAGTTCAACTCGGCGATAATCGCGGCTTGCGTCAATCCCTCGCGGCGGCACAACACCATGTCGCCTGGGTAACTGTCCATGTAGTCCTGCAACAGCCCAATATGGACGCCGGACTTGCTCTCGATCACGCACGGGAAGGTCGCCTCCAGGGTCAGCCATGGCGCGCTGCTCCAGGGCGTCCACACCATCAGCACATGCGATGGTCCGCCAGACACATCCTCGATGGCCTTGCTGATGTCGTCGCTGCCCCAGCAGAAAACCAGGTCGCCACCCTGGATGCTGTCATAGAACGCATCCTTGGTGACGAGTGGAAGCCCGGAGGCGGCAACCGAGTTGATGTGCTGGGCCATTCCGTCCCTCTACGACTTAGGCGATTGGGGTAGTGGGAGCGTAGTCGGCAGGGTTGTAGCCGAGGTTGTTTTGCAGATATTCCGCCGTCCCGTTCTGCGCCATGATCACGTAGTCATCGACCTTCGTCAGCGTTTCTGCGGGGAGTCCCGGAGTTTGCTTCAGCGTGGTCAGGATGCCGATGATCGTGCTGTAGATCGTCATCGTCTGTGCCTGTACCGACTGACCTGTCCCGATGTTCTGAAGGAGGGGATTGACGGCGTTCTCCAAACCGGTAAGCAATGGAACAAAAGCGGCGCCACCGGGGACGAGGATGCCGGTCGCGAGATTGCCAGCCAGTTCGAGGACGTCGATCAGCGACTTCCAATCGAAGGTGGACGCGTGGGCTATTACAACGGGGGGCATGGTCATTTGGTCACCGCCAATGCTGGGAGGACTGATTGCTGCGCTTGGACTGAGTTGACGGCTGTCTGAGCCGCCAGTTGGGTTGCCGTCCCGCTGTGGTAGGCCAGGTAGACCGTATCCGCCGCGTTCAGGCTCTCGCTGAACGAGTTGAACGCCGACTTCTCGGTCGCGCTGCGTACCAGCGGTGCCGTGATCGCCGGGTCCGGAACGCACGCCTTGGTCGTCAGGCTGTAGTTGAGTCCCTGCGTCTCGCACTGGGCTGTCAGGTAGAAGACGCGGGCGCTCTTCAGGACGTCGCCCATCGTCTGATCCGCCGTGTTGCTGAATCCCGGCGCGAGGGCTGCTGGCGGTGTGGTCGACGTCGCCGTCTTGCATCCCAGGGGAAGGATGAGCAGTGCTGCCAGGAATAATGTGATTCGCTTCATAGGTCTCTCCTTGATTCAATATAGGCGCGGTTTGCGCGGCTTTGCTAGGTAAATCGTCTAAGTTTTTGGGATGGTAGCCGCATCCTGACCTGTGACGGTGATTTTTGTGTCTGTGGTTGCAGTCGGGGTCTGTTGGTGTTGCTCGAAGAGTAACTGATCGATGGCCGGGTTGTGCAGGATGGCGATGGCCGTCAGGATGAAGCCGCCGAGGGGAGCAAGCCGTGGATGGTAGCTGAGGAAATGGTTCACCGCGTCGATCTGGCTTGAGGCCGCACCCGCCGCAATGAGTCCCAGAATAACTAGCGTCCGCGTCTTGATGGACTTACCGTTGATTGTGAGGTTCATACCGCTTCCGTATATTTCCCGGCCGCTGCGGTGTTCCAAACCGCTTGCAGTCCTGAAGTAAAATCGGCAATCATGGCCGGGCTTGGGGACGGTGGGATCGTAGGCATCTGGAAGTGGTCGTCGTCGGGGAAATGGATCCAGTCGCCGCCATAGACCAACCCTTGCTGCTTGAGGTAGCGAACCATCGCTTGAAACGGTGCAGACGATGCGTCCCAGTTCAGCGCTCCCTCCGCTCCTTGCAGGTACGGCACGATATCGACTGCCAACCCGTAGTTGTGATTCGAGTATCCAGCTCTGGCGTTTGTCACCACGTGCCCCGGCGTCGTGCGGCCCTGGGCATACAGCGCGTTCTGCTGCTCGGCGGTGCGCAGCCCCTGATACACGCACATCGTCACGCCCTGGGCCGAAAGAAACTTCTGCGCCTGTCGCACCAGAACGGCGAGGGCCGGATCGACTGTGGCTAGTACGGATTCGCTGCGGGGATCCATTATGCCTTCTCCTTTTGCTTGCTCAGAAAGCTGATAAACATGTTCTTCTGCTCTTCGTTATTTTTATCGTGGCGCTCCAGCGTTACCAGTCGCCCATCAACGTGTTCCTTCCCTACGTCCACGGTCGAGGTCAAGGTTCGCATCCCTTTGTAGATAGAAATCAGGAGATGCCCACATAAGGTAAATAGCCCGGCTACCGCTCCCAGCAGTATTCCCAGAATCCACACCAGCAGCGTCACCGAGACCGCAATCGTATCTTGCACGTATGAAGCTCCTGTCGTACAAAATTCACTGCTGGCTACGCGCTTGCACTCTCAAAATCGACATCCCGCTGGATGTTGAAGATTGTTCCGCCGCTGGGGCTGTTGTCGGTGGGCAGGTCCATCCACTCCTTGTATTTCTGCATCGCCGCAGCGTAGCCGCGGGGGTCGGCCTTCTTCGCCGCCGATACCCGCTTTGGGTCGGTCTTGCGCAGCATGAAATAAGGGTCGCGCACGTCCTTGCCGCAGCGCTGGCACATCACGTAGGTCTCGCCCCACGGCTCGGTATGCTTGATGACGGAGTACTCGGCGGCGCTGCCGGCGAAGATGCCCTTGACGCCGGTCCCGGCTTTCTTGTGGCTGCACGCGTCCTGCTGCAGTTGCGTCTGCCGGCGGTTGTGCCGTTCCGTGTCGGACTGGCGCTGGCGGTTGCGCGCCGCCTGGTCCTTCTGCGCGTGGATCTGGCCCACCTGCTCCTTCATCAGCTCCAGACGCAGTTTGCGCTCTTCGATCTCGAGCTGCTCGAGTTCGGTATTCGGGGACTTGGTGGCGTCTGCCATGATGCGGCTCCTGATGGGTCTGAAAGTGTGCCGGGATTTCTGGTAAGGCTCCCGGCTGGCCTTGTGTGACTACGGTGGAATTTCTTTCTAGGTGATAGCGCTGGGCGCGTCGATGTAGCGCATACGCATGGTCACGTCCGGGGGCAGCGTCGAAACGAAGTTGACGTTGTATCCCGAGCTCCCGGCGATCATGCCCACGGGGTCGGCGACCGTGCCGTCCCGCAGTCCGTAGCGGTTCGTGATCATCTTCAGGTTCTGGCGGCGGCCATCGCCGAAGCCCTGCTCTTTGCCCAGGCTGATCGTGATCAGGCCGTCGTCGCCAAAGATGTACGTCCGGTAGGCCGTCACGCCCGCGTGGCCGAGATAGGTCTGGGTGATGGTCACGAGGCTGGACTCGTACCACGTCACGCCGGCCAGGTCGATCACTTCGATCTCCTCGCCGTCCGTGTCTCCGGGCAGCTCCTCCAGCTTCATCTGCCCCTCAATGGTGTGCTTGAGGATATCGGTGAAGCTGTTGTTGGTGTTGTCATTGAGCAGGTCGCCCCACGGGAAGCTGTGCATGATGCCGCAGAACTTCTGGTTTTCCATGGGCATGATGTTGCGGCCGCGCATCGACGCCACCGCCGTGGTGATGTTGTTCTTCGACAGCGGCACGGTGTAGACGTTCTCGATCGCAACACTCGCGTCGATGTTGGAAGCTCCATCCGCCGTGTTCTTCGCCAGCGTCGATAAAGACAGCGCCAGCCGGTAGGACATCTCTTCCGCGCCATTCTCCAGCGCCGGGTCGATGGCCGTCTGCAGGCTCAGCCGCGAGTAGTTGATGTAGTCCGCGTAGTTGCCGATGGTGGACTGGTTGGTGAGCACCGTGATCACGATGCCGCTCCCTACCGTTCCCTCTGCGGCCTGGCTGATGTTCGCGCCAAACGGTTCATACATGAACAGCACGTTGTTCACGCCGGAATTTTCCGGCAGCTCTCGACGGCTGCTCACCCGGATATAGGGCGTGTTGGCCTTGAGGTTCTTGATGAACTTGTTGTCGTAGTGGTTCACCAGCGACTGCGGCAGGTTGCCCGTGTTCATGCTGCTGGGGCTATAGCCTGCGGCGAAGTGCGCTTGCTGCGCATCCGTGGTGCAGGCGAAGGCGATGTAGATGCCCTGGGCTACGCTCAGCGAATGTTTCGCAACCGTGATGGCGAGCGCTTCCGCCGTCACCATCAGCATCAGAAAATAGATGGTCAGGCTGCGGAGGAGAAAGAGTGCGGGTTGAATGGTTTGTGCGACCTTCATAGCGACGGGATCGACGCTGCGGTGCTGCTGGGTGGAAGAAATCCTTTTCATGGTGTTACCGCCCTTATATGATTTTTTGCCTTTAGGGCGTTTCAATGCGAAACGTTTGCCACTCCATGCCGTTCTACTTACGTGGCCCCAGCGCGTCCATCGCCGCCATAAACCCCGGTTCTTCTTTCAACCTTCGCTCGTACTCTCGTCCGGTCATCGCATCTTTATCAGCCCAAGTATATTTCTTTTTGCTGGTCGGTGCCGGTGCGGTGCGGCTAATGTCGCCTTCCCGCACCCCGGTTGAAAATGTTGCCATCCGTGGCCTCGCTCCCGGCACGGGCTGCGCGGCGGGCTCTTCCTCGCCTTCTCCCGCAGGCGTGGCCGGCTTGAAGTCGGCATTGCCCGTGCTCTTGAGCAGGTCCCACGCAATCCCCATGTTCTTCGCGGTGATGGCCAGTTGGTTGCCCTCAATGTAATTGAAGACTTCCGTCTTGTTTTTGCCGGTGGGGTACCAATCTGGATTCGCGGCCACAAATTTGAGGGTCTCTGCAGTCGCCCGCTCCGTCTCTTCCTGCTCGGCCCGCAGATTCTCCCGGCGGGCAAACTCGCTGAGATCGCCAACCTGGGATTCGAGCAGCCGTTTGACGGCCGCATCGCCCTTGGCTGGGTCGGTAAGGTCGCGGGATAGCTGCATCCGCTCGTCGGCGGTAAGTGGCTTTGGCTCGATGCGGTTCTCGCCGGTTGCGCGGTCCGGGGTACGTTCTTTCTTGAGCGTGTCGATGGTTCGCGTTGCCGAGACCTGGGCAGTTGCCAGTAGGTCCGCGATTTCTTTGCGCGTCTTTGCCCGGAAGGTCTGCAGGGGCGACCCATTCTCCGCGTCGAGATCCACAACATATTCGCCCTCATCCGTCTTTTCTCCGTTGTTCCGCCACAATACTGCCATTTGGTGCTCTCCAATCCGGTGAGTTTACAACCCCATGATTTCCGAATCCGTTTCCTCGTCGGTCACGTCATCCGGTGCTTCTGCCTGTCTGCGCACTGCAAGGAATTCCTCTCGTTCATACTCCACTTTTTTCTGAATCGCAACAAAAATCTGCCAGAAGGCTTTGGACATGCGATGCTCGGCGAGCACTGTCTCCGGCTCTGCGGGGTCGGTGTTGATGAGCTTGGTGTCCTGCTCCACGCACGCCATCTCAATCACATCCAGCAGCACCTGGTAGCCGGGCTGCTCGCTCAGCTGGTAGAGATGCCCCTGCTGCATCTTGGTCAGCTTACTGCGCAGCCCTGCCGTGTTGGGCTGGCGCATCTGCTTGCCATCGCCGCTGTCGCCCGTGAAGTAGTTGACGATGCGCCGCAGGGTGCGGCTGTTGCGGATCTTCATTCGGGCTCCTCTTCTTCAATAATCTCTTCTGCCCGCGCCTCGCTCATCACAGAGAAATCATTGTCAGCCTGCATGAGCGCATCGCCCTCGTCATCGGCCTCAAATTCCTTACTGTAGCTAAAAGAAACCCGCCATTTTGCCATCTACTCCTCCGGTCCAAGCGCGGCTTCATCGCCCGCGCGTTCGTTGTGCCGCTCGGCGTACTCCATCGGGTCGAGCGCCATGTGGGTGGCAAGGTTCGCCTCGGCCTTCTGGTCGATCTCGGCGGCTGTTGCCTGGTGCTTTGCCCCGATCTTCGCAATCTCGCCCTGCGACTTCTGCGCTGCCGGGTTGCTGGCCTGCATCGCCTGCTGCTCCTGCGCGTTCATCTTGCGGATGACCTGACGGCCGTTCTTCCACTCCGTCATCTCGTACACCATCTCCATCATCTCCTTCGCGTCGATCGTCCAACCGATGCGGTTCAGCGCGGGCAGAAGCTGCGGGCTCTCAAGGAACTGGATCAGCATGGGCAGAACCTGCGACATCGCCTTCTTCGCCGCCAGGTGCGCTCCCGCCAGCACTTCAAACTTATCTTCGGAGGCGAGGAAGTTGTCTACGTCGAGCTTGTAATCGTCGCCCATCTCCTGCCCGAGAATCCGGTGGATCTCGGACAGCGGCAGACGCTCCTTGTCCATCTCGTCGAGCATCTCGATAAACGGCAGCAGGATGCCGCGAACGAAATGTCCCACCGGGCCTTCAATCTTGGTAGCGTTGGCGCTGATGATGCCGCCTGCGCCTGTGGCTGTCCGTGCAGCGCTCGAGCCGCCCTTGCCGGGCAAACTCCCCTGCGTAAACGCTTCGTCCGCGCCTGTGACGCTCTGGGCGTTCTGCCCAGCCTCCTGCAGCACGGCGAAGAGCGACGGGTCAACCCTCGGCTGCTCGACTAGGCTGAAGGCGTCCTTAGCCCCTCGGCCTACGGGCGCGTCGACGTCGATGATCCCGCCCAGCCGCTGCCGGATCGCCTGGGTCGGCGCGTTGGCGCCGCGATCCCGCACCCACTGCGGGTTGACGATGAAGGCCAGCAGGTTCAGGACCGCCTCGATCGTCCCCTTCTCGATGCGCTGATCGTCTCCTGCGAGCCTCCCGACTCCCAGCCCGTACCCGCTGCCGGGGATGTTCCAGAAGTTCGCGGCGAAGTAGGGAATACGCCCGAGCATGTGTTCTTCGTTGCGGATCAGGACAGTCTTCTCGGTGCCCTCGACCACCAGCACGGTCTTCACGTAGGTGCGGTCCCACCGCTCCAGCATCTTGACGCCGCGCTCCAGCGGGTCTGCCGTGGTCTGCTCATTGTCTCCCACCGCCGCCGCGGTGCCGCTGTTGGCGGCCAGCCGCGCCTGCAGGTCGGTGACAGTCTCGGCGTCGCCCTCGTGCTCGAAGAAGTAATCCTTCAGCAGCTCCTCGGAGGGGATGTCGTAGCCTGCAACCTTCTTCCCGTTGTGGTCGTACATCGCCTGCTCGCGCAACGCGTCCAGGTCGCTGAATGTTGGATAGGTGACTTCCACAACGAACTTCGCTTTATGCAGCCGGTTGGGATGCTTCCACTTCGGATCGATCAGCACAGTGCCGAGCTCGCACTTCTCGAAGAACGGCTGGCTCCGCGTGAGCGGCACCGGCGTCACTTCAAACTCGTCACTCTCTTTGGTGTTGATCGTCAGGTCCGGCTGGCCCAGCGGCATCTTGATACTGAGCGGCTGTTTCTTGCGCAGGAACCGCTTGCGGATCTCGGTCTGCACTTCCCACCCAGCCTTGCAGATGACGGTGCCATGCAGCGTCATCTCCTCCAGCGCATCGACGCAGGTATCCTCGAAGTCGATGTTGTCGAGTTGCACGCCGTAGAGAATCTGCTTTGCCTGCGCCGTCTCTTCCGTGGTACTGGGTCGCGGGCGGATCTGGAAGGGTGGCGTCTCGTAGAAGATCCCGCCCTGCATCGGCTGCACCAGCGAGTTGCAGATGTTGGCGACAGTGAAGCGGCTCACGCTCGCGCCGTCGTTCCACACCCGGTAGGTGCGCGGAGACTGGTACAGGTTGTTATTCTCCCGCCAGTGCAGCGCCCACTGCTTGTTGTTCAGCCACTCGGCGGCTTTGGCGGCGTCCTGCACCACCAGCTTGCACGCGCCATCGTCGGTATACTTCGGGTCGAGCTGCGGCCCTTGCAGCTTCACATCCTCGCGCTCGATCTTGTCGTGCGCGTTGACGCGCTGCGTCGGCAGGTTCCCGCGCGTCACTCCGTCCTTGCGGTCCATTGGGAAGCTCATCCGGTCAGTCCTGGCATCATCTCTTCGAGTCCGTCGTGATTGTGCTGTGGTTCCCACTCTACATCAGCGGCCTCTCGTTCTTCTGCGGTAACTTCGGGCGGCATGTTTTCCGGGGCGACATACGAGTTGAAAACGCGGTCGTGCTGTGCCTTGTTCCGCATCGCCTCCCAGGCCGCGGCATCCTCATAGGTGGAGGCTTCCTGATCTCCAATCAGCTTGGGAAGGGCTGCGCACACGCGGGATACCACATCGGCAATCTCCGTCTCGTCGATCATGCCGTAGTGGTAAAGCTGGCGGTGGACTTCGCGGATGATCCGTATCTCGCGGGAGAAAAATAGCCGGTCGGTGGCGAGGATCGGTTCGCAGCTCTTGATCCGCAGGCCGCGCTCCTTGTCGTCGTTCTGGTAGGGCGTCCATGCGATCGACAGATCCCAACCCTGCCGCAGCGCCTCGTTGCGGATGGCGGTCTCCTGGAAGCGCGCCCCCGGCGTCTCCTCGATGGAGATCTTGTGGCATCCCTGCCGCTTCGCCATCTTCACGATCTTCAGCGCCTGGGTGGTCGGTGTCCAGCTTCCCCGCTCCACGTCGACGATGTACATCCGGTTGTCGTGCATCACGCCGCACGCACCCGCTACAATGTCGCTCGCGCCCAGCTCCAGCCGCCACGCCACATGCACCGTCCCGGTGATGGGCAGCTTCTCTTCGTCAATCGTCGCCGCGAGTAATTTCTCTTTGGGAAAGATCGGTTTGAATCCCCCCGTCGCCACGTTCATCTGCTGCGTCATGAAGCTGTGCTCATTCTCGTCCCGGCTCTGCATCAGCTTGTCGAAGGGCAGGAACTGCGGAAAGAACAGCTCCCAGTCGTTCTCCTCCAGCGTCTCGAACAGGTAGCTGTAATCTTCGGCGCGTGCCAGCAGCTTTGGGCGCTCCTTCCACACACGCTCCTTCACCTTCATCGCAGGCTTCCACATCACCTTGCCGACTTCGGGATTCAGCCGCTCGATCACCAGGCCGTAGACATCCATCGGGCCGTAGCGCGTGCCCGTCATCTCGCGGTATCCCCAGCTCATCAGCATCTTTAGGTTGATGAACATGTTGGTTTTCACCTTGTTGATGCCATAGCTGGTCTGCGAGTTGCGGTTGTCCTGGATGTCTTCGAGCTTGATCACGTCGAAGTGCCAGCCCGACAAGCTGCTCTCGATCGACGTCCCCATGAGTGTAGCGTCGCGGCGGTACTTTTTCCGCGCCGGCGTCACAAACCAACCCTTCTTCGGCATCTTCGTGATGACGTACTCAGGGAAGAGCAGGTGCAGCGGCTTCGTGTCGCGCTCTGCCAGGCTAAGGAAGTGCCGCGCAACCTCTTCCACAAACACATCCGCCAGCGGGCTATCGTCCGTGTTGGCCGCCGTAAGTACGAGCATGGCAATGTCGGGGAAGGCGAGCATCCATTGCACCGCATCGACGATGTTGAAGGTGGTTTTGAACGTCCCGCGTGGCATCAGCAGCAACCGCTGCTTCACATCGTCCTGGTCCTGGATGGGTCGCGCCGGATTCTTGCGCACAAAGAACGCGGCAACCTCTTGATGGGTCTCTTCGGTGATGTTGGGGTAGCACGGCGAGCCGTCCTGCTCAACCAGAACCTTCGTCGCCAGCCAGTACAAATCGGTCTGCGCCCGCCAGCGCAGATGATTTTTGTACTCCTCGTCGCGCGTGATGCGAACCAGGTCGATCTCTTCCTCGACGGCCTTACTTTTTGTCTTTGCCGCCGCCATGGTGGAACCCCTCTAAGGTCTCGGCGAAGTGCGCCATCTTCGCAATGTGCGGGTCCTTCGAGTTCTTGGCCTCGGTGAGCTTGGCGGCCGGAATCTTCGTACCCTCCGCAACGCCAAGGGCGCGGTGAAGGCCGCCCTTGCGCATGTGGCTCAACGCGTGGTGCAGCCCCTTGGGATACGAGGCTGCACTGTCGCGTTCGTCGCCTTTTTTCGTCGCCATGACTACATCCCACCTGGTGCTGGGGCTGCTCCTGCGCCTGCATCGGCTCCCGGCTCGGGCGGCGGCGGTGCTGGCTCCGCGCCTGCTGGCTCTTCGCCCTCGTCTGGCTGGTCGCTCATCGCGTCGTCGAGATGGTCATGGGCTGCATCCTTGGTGGATGCGATGGATGTGTGGTGATCTTCGTGGTGCTCTTCGGGTTTTCCGCCGCGCATCTCGCGATGCACCGTGAAACCCCCGCCGCGCGCACGCTCAAAGCTGATCTTGTGTACGTGGCGCTCCTCGGGCTTGGCCTTTTTCTCTTTGACTTCGCCCATACCCTTCATCGCCGCTTCTTTTTTCTTGTCAGCCATTGTGTAGCCCTTTCAAATTACGTTGCGGTGCCAAGTATCCGAATACGAAGATCCATAGTCTTGCGCGAGGGATGGCCCATTTCTCTCGGCACCGCAAACTAAGACCGCTCCGTATGCCCTCCACAGCCGACCTGGTGCGACTGCCAAGCATACGTGTGGTCAACTCGTTAGGAACCCGCTGGCAACAGGCTGAAGTCGCCAAGGGTCGCACTGTTGCCAGCAAAGACAGCGCTGAAGGTCAATCCGACCGCGATGTAGAACACGGGTTCGGCGGCAACCGCGACGACGGCTCCGGGCTGGGTGATGGTGTTGGGGGTTCCGTTCAATCCACTCAGGCGGTTCGCAATCGCGGCGGCGGCGGTAAGGGAATTGCCGATGAGGGACTTGAAAATTCCCTGCATCGTCCCGCCGATGCTCTCGAAGATCAGGTCGGCATCGATCTCCCAGGGAGAAGCGACGCTGGCGAGGCTCACCGCTGTACCGGCACCGAGCAGCGTCCAGTTGGCTGCGGTGAAGGGAACGGCAGGAATGGCGAGCGCGGCGTAGAGGGAGGGGATGACGGTGGCCGTGCCGCCGGTGATGACGCTGCCGGACGCTCTGACCTTCCAGAGTTGCTGCTCCAGCCGGCCGGAACCAAGCACGTTGATGGTCGAGGGGAACGCTGGGGATTGCTTGTTTGCGAATAGCAGCGCCGTGGTGACGCTGCCTGCGAGTGGGGCGGCGGGTGTTGCTTTGTACAGTGCTCCTACGCTCATGTTCTTATCCTCTCGGGGTGATTGCTGGGGTGCTGGGTTGCCATAAACGGCTGTTCTCCAGAACGCTACGCCAGAGAGCGGCAGTTTGCAATGTGAAATTTACAACCTCACTGCATCAGCTCAATTTTCTTGACTTCTGGCAGGTTCTCGCCGTTGTAGAGCTTGAGCATGTTGGGGATGATGGGGTTGGTGGGGTCAACGTTGATTCGGAAGGCGACGATGACAATCACTTCCCCCATCGTTGCCTGCATTCCTCCTTTGGCGCGGTTGATGCCCGTCACAATCCCGCCGTTGTTCACCGTGTTCACATCGCCGACCACGCGGGTAGAGGGAATCTCCAGCGACACTACATCGCCAACGTTGATCTCCTGATTTCTTGCGTCACGCACCGACATTTGTTTCTCCTTGGGTTGATTGTTTCGCTTGCCGCAGTTTGCGCCGATCGATGATCAACGTTGAGCCATCTTCAAAGCG